CGGTGACATCGCCAAGCTTTTCCTCCGCCCCTGGGGCGCGGCCGTCCGCCTGGCTGCAGGGCGGGCCTATATCGCCGCTGCGGCGATGACGGGCGTTCTGGCCATCTGCGACGTCGCCTACACGATCGGCGCGCTCAAGGCCGCCCTCGTGGGCTGGGAGGGGTTCGATGTCGATGTCACGCCAGGCTCTGGCCCGATCGACGACGAACTGCTGGAGGGCGTCGCCGCCGACATCGAGGAGGATTTCGAAGCCTTCACGGTCGTCGATAAGGCTTACGTCCGCCCGGCCCTGAAGAGGGAAGCGGAAAAAAACGCATCATCGCTGTCGCCCGCTGGTGGTTCGCCGGGTGCAGCGAAGACGGTAGCGAACCCCTCGTCGACCGCTGGGGCGGCCGCGACTACTGCGCCGCCTGCGAAACGCGGTGCGAAAGCTGCCCGCTCGACAACCGGATCACGCGATCGGAAGCCGGCGACCTGATCGTCACGCCCGCGCCGCTGGGCGTCGAAGCTGAGCTGGTCTGGAGCGTCATCCTGGATTGCGCTCACCAGGTCCGCATTGCCGCATTGGGCGGCGTCATCGGCCTGGACTTCACCGCCATTCTCGCCCTCGGCCAGGCGCGCGCTGTCGACCTCGAGCTGCTCGCCGAGGTCCTGCCGCCGGCTGAAACCTTCATCACCTTCGCGTGGAGCAAGCCGCCGTGACCGTGCGCCAGATCTCGTATCGCCTGAAGTCGGACGGCAAGGCCGAGCTGCAGCGCGACGCCAAGGAGGTCGGCGACGCCCTGCAGGATGCCGGCGACCGTGGCTCGGCGGCTTTCGAGCGTACGGGCAGGATCCTGCAGAGTACCGGCGAGCTGACTGATCGTCAGATCGCCAAATACAAGAAGCTGGCCATCGCCGCCCAGGAGGCGGGCCGGGCTGAAGAAGCCCAGGCCAAGTTCAACGCCCAGCTGGGCGGCGGCAGCGGCCGAACCTGGTCGGCGTCGGACTTCATGACCCACGAGGAGCTGGGCGGTCGCGGGCCTCTGACCAAGAACCAGCGCGCTGGGCGGCTGAACCTGGTGCGCCAGGGCGCGGACGTCTTTACGACTGGCGCGATGGGCATGGACCCGATGATGATCGCGATCCAGCAGGGTCCGCAGATCATCGACGGCCTGGCCCAAGCGGGGATCAAGGCGACCCCGGCGATGCTGGCGCTGGGCGGCTCGATCGTCGCGATCGGGGGCGCTCTGATCGCTGCCGGCGTCGCGCAGGATGCTTACGCTAAGAGCGTGATCCAGCTGGACGTCGCAGCGCGCGGCCTCGGCGCTAGCGCAGGCATGACGGCACAGCAGATCAACCTGCAGGCAGAGGCCGCTGCTGACGCCGGCGACATCTCCAACAAGTCGGCGCGCGAGTTTGCCGCCTCCTACGCTTCGACGGGCAAGATCGGTCAGACAGTCCTGGGCGATCTTGTGGCCCTGACCCAGAACTACGCCGTCACCACGCGCCAGGACGCGGCAGGCGCGACGAAGGAGCTGGGCGCAGCGTTCTCGGATCCGGCCAAGGGTGCGGCCGATCTGAACGAAAAGCTGCACTTTCTCAGCGCCGCCGAGCTTCGGCATATCGAGAATTTGGCCGCGTCCGGGCGTGAGGCTGAGGCTCAGCGTCTACTGGTCGACGACCTGAAGGGCTCGATGATCGACGCGTCTGAAGCCACGACTGGCTGGGCGCACGCGTTCCAGGGTTTGGGGCGCGAGGCATCGAACGCGTTTGATGAGGTCGGGAAGTACATCGACCGCCTCATGACGGGTGGCAATGCCGCTGAGCAGACCACCCGCGCCCGCCAGGGCCTGGCCCAGGCCAACGCCATGTTGGCCATGGACCCGACGAGCACCGTCGCCAAGGCGAACAAGGCGAAGTTCGAACAGCAGCTTGGCGGCCTCTACCGTGACTATGTCGCTCAAATGGATCGGCTCCGCGATGCGGGGACCAATCAGCGCGACACCGACCGACAGGCTATCGTCGACCGCTATACGGATCCGAACGTCAAGAAGCTTCGCGACAAACAGAACGAACGAAGCCTCTATCTTCGACGGGGTGGCAAGGCTGGTGACGATACGATCAAGGCCATCGACGCCGAGATCAACGCGCTGAAGGCGGGCTATTCCTCGGCCGAAGATCAGGCCCGCAAGCTGGAGCAGGCCCACGACAAGGCCGTCCGCGCCGGCAACAAGGCGGATCGCGAAAGGTCGGCCGAGGCCCGCAAGACCAAGCGCGAGTTGGAGGAACAGGAGCGCCTCGAAACCGCCCGCGCTGACCACATCCTGGACAACCAGCGCCGCATCGCGGCGGCGTCCGGTGACGAGACCACAATCCGCGAGCTGGAGCGCCAAGCGCGCGAGCAGCAGGAGATCAACCGCTGGGTCCGCGAGGGCCTGTCGCTGGAACAGGCCCGCGTGAACGTCCGCGCCCAGATGGGGGCGGAGATGCAGGCGGAGTCCGATGCCCTGCGCAAGCGCTTCGGAAATCCCGAGAGCTTCGTGTCGTCGGAGGATACGGCCAAGTACCTGTCGAACCTGACGATCGACAAAGGCCGATGGTTCGACAGCTACGCCGACGACATCCGTGTCGGCGTGGGCGGCGCGTTCCACGACGGTCTGATGTCGGGGATGGATGGTGGCGACTTCCTGGACACGTTCACCAGCCGCCTGAAGTACGCGGCGGCCTCGGGCCTCGCCGATGCCTTCACCACGAACCTATTCGGTTCGCGGGACGGGAGCGGGACGATCGGCCTGATCCAGAAGGGTCTGAAGCTGATCCCCAAGTTCGCCGGCGGGACCAACTTCGCGCCTGGTGGGCTGTCGCTGGTCGGGGAGTACGGCCCGGAAATCGTCGACCTGCCGCGCGGATCTCGTGTCCACACGGCCGGCTCGACCCAGGCCATGGTTCAGAACCTGGCCCAGCGCGCGGCCGGGGCGTCGGCCGGCGAGGTGGTGAACTTCCACTACAGCCCGACCTTCCACCTGCAGGGCACGGCCGACGAGATCCGCGCCTTGCGGGGCGAGATCGCCGAGGACCGGCGTAACTTCAAGAGCAACGCCGTCGCGGCCTATGCCGACGCCAGGGCCAGGCGCCAGATCAGCTAGGTGACCCATGACGACCTACCCGCTCGCGATGCCCGCTGCGGGCCCGGGTTCGATTTCGTTCGAGCCTAAGCGGGTCGACTTCCTGTCGCCTCAGGCTAAGGGCCGCCTGCAGGGTGTTTCCGCCGGCGTGCCTCTGTGGCTGGGGCGGTACACACTGGGCAATTCCCTGGGCGAAACCCGCTCCGACGACTGGCGGGCGTTCGTCGACCTTCTGGACGGCCCAGGGCGGTATTTCCTGGGTCGAGACTACCGGCGGCCTTATCCGCGGGCCTACCTCAACACCCAGTTGGCGGGCCTGACCCGGGCTGGCGGCGGCGCGTTCGACGGCTCGGCGACCAGTTGGTCTCAGACCATCACGGCCGACAAGCAGTCGCTGCTGCAGCTGAACGGCCTGCCGGCGGGCTTGGTCTTGTCGAAGGGCGACTATGTCGGCTTTCGCTGGACGACGGGCGGCGAAGATCGTCGTCACCTGGTGCGCCTGGCCGAGGCCGCCGTGGCCAACGGCGGCGGCGTGGTGTCCGGCGTGGCGATCCGCCCCGCGATCCATACGGTCGTGCCCGTCGGGGCCATCGCCCATCTCGATAACCCGGCCTGCCTGATGAAGCTGGTCCCGAACGAGACAAACCTCGGCGATGTCGATCGTCGGGGGTCTCTGTCGGGCGTCGTCGTGGGTCTGCAGGACTTAGCGCCATGAAGATCTTTGCGCCGGCGGCGATCGCCGAGATGAAATCCGGAGCCGTCGTCACCGGCGCGGTGATGGTCGCGACCGTGCCCGACCCTGTCTTAGTCTGGGGCGGCTTCGGCCAGCTGACGATCGGCGATCTGGTGTTCCAAGGCCTGGGCAACTACGGCCTGGCCCAGGTGTCTTCCGGGTCGCTGGGCGGGGCTGCGCAAGAGGTCTCGCTAGAGCTGAGCGGGGTGGATCCAGAGGTTCTGGCTTTGAAAGAGCAGACCGTCGTCCGGGATGTGCCGGTCGTCATCTGGCGCTGCATCTTCGACCGCCTTGGCCACAGCCTGCTGGACGCCAAGGTCTTCACGCGCGGGCGGTTGGACCAGCTGCCCAGCGAGGAGACGATCGGCGGCGACGCCATGCTGCGCGCCATCATCGAGGGCGCGGCCAAGGGCCTCGGCCGGTTCCGAGCGCGCATGCGCAGTGACGCCGACCAGAAGCTGAACGCCCCGTCGGACGATGGTTTCAAGGCCGTCAGCTACGCCGGGCAGAAGACGCTGTACTGGGGCGGCACGATCCCGTCGACCGCCACCACGGTGGGCAACGGCGGCGTCGCCGGCGGCGGCTATTTCGAGAACAACCAGTTCATCTAAGGCGGTTCCCATGGTTCGGGATTACGAGGCGCTGCATGCCTATGCGGCGTCGCACATGCGCACGCCGTTCGCATGGGGTGAGCATGACTGCGTCCTATTCGCGGCGGGCGCCGTGCAGGCCCAGACAGGCCTGGACCGCCTGGCTGGCTACCGTGGCCGGTGGACGTCGGCCCGTGGCGCAGCGCGGGTCCTGGCGAGCCTGGGCGGCCTGCAAGCTGCGGTGGACAGCGTGCTGACCCCGATCGCGCCGGCCATGGCCCAGCGCGGTGATGTCGCCGGCTGGCTCGACCAGGATGGCCGACTGCAGCTGGCGATCGTCGAGGGCGACGCCGTGATGGGACCGGGGTTGGCGGGCCTTGAGCGCCTCCCGCGCAGCGTCATGATCCGTGCCTGGAGCGCCGTCTGATGCGCGGCCTTGGATTTAGGTAT